GAACCTTGGTCGACAGTCAATTGAATTTGATCGTCTGCAAGTGTTTCTGTGTTTACTGTTTGACCTCTAGCGTAGTCATTCACCGTAATAATCGGCTCTTTTATTATATTTACTGTGTCGCCAAAATTTTCAATTTCTCCAGCGTAATCAGTGTTTGTAATATCTTCTACAACTGATGCTCTTCTGAAAAACTTTTGAACCTTCTGACTATAAATTGCTGGAGCCCAATTACCTGAAGGTAAATTTTGGTATCCAGACGCTTTTCCCATTGTTGCCATAATGTTTGCCTTTGTTTATAGTTGTTAGTTTAAGGTTGAATCCTACCTTCTTTTATAGCCTCATCAATTTCAGCTTCGTACTTTGCAAACGTTCTTGGGTTCATTCTAGCTATTTCAGAATTAGACCAGATTTTCTTTGTGGGAATATCTGTTTCTGTAGCTTTAGTAGTTTTAGTCACAGCTTTAGCTGCTTCCTTCTTAATAGATGTTTCCTGTTTCTTACTTAATTTACTAGTACCATTGTCCATTTTATATAGGTCAATTGCTCTTCCAGCTAATTGTGCATTAGATGTATTTTCATACAACCAACTTTGAATAACTGGATCTTGTTTACTAGCCCATTCATGAAATTCATCTTTCTGACGAATCTCACTAAAGTCAGGATGCATCTTTAACAATTCTACTTCTGCTTTTTCCTTACTCACTTGTTCCTGTTGAGCTTGTAGATTTTGGTATTTCTCCTCAATCTCCTTTGCTCTAGTATCAGCCTTTGTCATAGCTATGGTTTCAACCATATCATAAACATCAGGATA